GCCTCATCGCATCATCTACCTAGGATTACGCATACCACGCGAAGGCGGAGCGTATGTCTACCAAACGGCACTGCGCATCCTCGGGTGGAATAGCACGTTCAAAATCACGAAAATCACTACAACAAAACCAAATAGAAAAAAGAATTGACACTCAGCGTCAAAAACTTTTCGTAACTTTGCTATAAGCGCGCAGAGAGAATAAAAGTGCGCGAAATTTTATTACAATGCAACCGACAGCGAACCCGAATAAAAAGGGCGCGCTGCTCGGTTGTTTTTGTTTGTATAGCCTTAATTTTTAGGCATATCTACCCACGAACGAAACGAAAACGAACTAAGAAATGACAAAACTAAACCCCCACAAGAAGGCGCAGGCGATGAGATTGGCGCGTTTGCAGATTGCAAGCAAGCTCTATTTGCGCGGTTACTCATTTAGAGCTATCCGAGAGGAGGTGATGCGCAGATTAGATTTGAAGACATACTCCCTTGATACGGTCAAAAAAGACATCGACCTTCTTTTGAAAGAGTGGAGAGAAGAACGCATTGACGACATGGACGCGTCTATTTCCCTCGAATTGGCGCGTATTGACGCTATCATCGTTGAATTGTGGGCGCAGTGGGAGAAGAGCAAGCAGGACACGGAAAAGACCGCGACAAAGAAGAAAGGTGCAGCGAAACATAGCGATGGCATCACTGGCATTGAAACTCAAGCAATCGAAGAAACGCGCGCAAGCGTCTTGGGACTTGGCAACGTGGCATATATCTCGGAAATCCGCGCGCAACTCACAGAGCGCAGAAAGCTACTTGGACTATACAGCCCCGAAAAGCGCGCCATCACAGAGGAGGTGACGATAACTCAAAAGCTCCCCTGCGAGATGAGCGTTGAAGAGATTGAAGCCGAGATAAAGGCACTAAAGATTACGGACGTAACAACAGCAACAGAATAGAAGAATATAAGGGCCGATGAACCGACTAGAAGCACTACAACGAGAGCTCAAGAGAAGAAAGGCGGTGTTGTCTTTCCCAGACTTCTTGGACTATCTCGACCCAAACTACAGTCGGCAGTGGTTTCACACGATCATCGCGCAAAAGTGCCAAGATTTGCTGCTTAATAGACTTCCCACACCGCGCCTTATGGTATTCGTTCCACCACAGCACGGAAAGTCGGAGATAGTATCGCGCAAATTCCCTGCGTGGGCTCTAGGCTACAACCCACGCTTGAAAGTCGTTGGAGCAAGTTACGCATCATCCCTAGCACAAGGATTTTCTCGTACCATACAGCGCACCATCGACAGCGAAGAGTATAACGAAGTCTTTCCTCGTACATTCCTAAACTCTCAAAACGTATCAACGGACGCAAAGAGAGGATATCTGCGAAACATTGACATCTTCGAAACCGTAGGATTTGGCGGATTTTATCGTGCCGTTGGAGTCGGTGGCGGCTTGACTGGTACTCCAGCCGACCTCGGCATCATTGACGACCCCGTGAAAGACGCACTAGAAGCAGCCAGCACAACGTATCGGGAGAACGTCTGGAACTGGTACACGGACGTTTTTCTCACTCGCCTACACAACAACTCGAAGCAGTGTCTAATTATGACGCGATGGCACGAGGACGATCTTGCGGGAAGGCTTCTTGCGCGAGAGCCAGAAAAATGGACGGTGGTGCGCATTCCAGCCATCAGAGAGGATTTGGAAGACCCCGAAGACCCCCGAGAGATAGGAGAAGCCCTATGGGAGGAACGACACAGTAAGGAGCGCCTGCTAGACGTTGAACAACGAAGCCCCAGAACATTTGCGTCTCTCTATCAACAACGACCAACAGTTGACGGAGGAAACATCATCAAGAAGGAATGGTTCGGACGTATCAGTCACGGAGAGTTTGAGCGCATAAGAAGGGGAAACGAAGCGTTCGTCTTCTTCCTAGACACAGCCTACACCGACAAAGCGACAAACGACCCAACGGGCATTATTTCTACGTGCAAAATCGGGAATGACCTCTATATCACCCACGCGCAAAAGGTAAATCTCAAATTCCCCGACCTTATAAAATTCATCCCGACCTACGTGCGCGACCACGGATATTCACCACGCAGCACAATTCGCATAGAGCCAAAGGCAAACGGAAAATCCGTGGTGCAACAACTACGCACGACAACGCAGCTCAACGTAACAGAAACCCCACCACCAACTGACAGCAAGGAAACACGACTAAACGCAGCATCCCCCACCGTGGAAAGCGGTAGAGTTATTCTTGTCGACGGAGCGTGGAACGAACTATTTACAGAGGAAGTCTGCGGATTTCCCTCGAAGCCCCACGATGAGTTCGTAGATGTTATGTGCTATGCCATAGATTACCACCTAGACAGCCCCTACAAAGCTATCGACCTCGGACGCATAGCAAGAGCCATCGGACGATAAAAACAACGCAAAAACAATCCAAAATGACATTACAAGAGATTTTCGCCTTGCCAGATGCAGCTAGCATCATCAAGGCACTAAAAACGAAAATGTACGTCCCCCCTGCGTGGAACCAGCTTGTGAAAGAATACGATCCAAGTTTGCACCCCGTAATGGACAGCAGCAAATACCCCGATGTCCTAACAGACGAAGGTATAACCCACGTAACGAGAGTTGGCATCGGCTTTCAGCAGTTGGCAGCAAATCGCATGGCGGAACTGGTCTGCGGCATCCCTATTAAGAGAGTATACAGCCCCGAAAACGACAAGCAGAAGGAAGCAGCTACTCTTATTGAGAAAATATACGAACGCAACCGCATAGACAGTCAGAATATCGACCGCTTGACGATGTTTTTTGCAGGTTGTGAGGTTATGACACTCTGGTATGCTCAAAACAGCAGCCCACACACGAAATACGGACGCCAAAGCACGCTAAAGGTACGTTGTAGGCATTTCTCCCCTATGCAGGGAGATGAGATTTACCCCCTTTTCGATGAGTTTGGAGACCTCATCGCAATGAGTGTAGCTTACACGCGTAAGGTGGGAGATAAGACGATGCATTATTTTGATACCTACACAGAAACTCAGCATTTCAAGTGGAGGAGCGAGAATGCGCAAGAGTGGGAGCAAGTCGAAAGTTCGCTTATCACGTTAGGGAAAATCCCTGCGATTTATATGTGGCGCAATGCCCCAATATGGGAAAAAACCTCGGGACTTGTCTACGAGATGGAAGAAAAACTATCACGCAATGGAAATTACCTGCGCGATAACTCGAAACCCCTCTTTGCCGTTTTCGCCAACGAAGCTATCAAGTATGGTGGGGAGGATATGGACGCATCACGTTCCGTTGTTCAGTTCCCACAAGGCAGCCAAGCACAATATATCACGTGGGAACAAGCCGTGGACAACCTTCGCTTTCAAATTGACTCCTTGCGTGACCTCTATTTCACGCAATTACAGCTGCCCGATTGGAGCTACAACAAGATGAGCCAGCAGGCACTCTCTGGAGAAAGCCGAAAGCAGCTGTTTATTGATTCGCGACTGAAAGTGACACACGAGCAAGGGCGCATTCTTGAGTTCCTAGACCGCGAGATGAGCGTTGTGAAAGCCTTTGCCGTAGCTATACTCGGAAAGGAGTACGAAAAGGAGGTGGAAGCCCTCTCCGTGGAACACATCATCACCCCCTTTGCCATCAACGATGACAAGGAAACCATCGAGAACTTGATGAAGGCTAACGGAGGAGAAGCCATCTTGTCGAGAAGGGAGAGCATCGAACTCTACGGACATAGTAAGGACGTAGAAAACACCATGAAGGAGATAGACGCGCAAAAGCAGGCAGCCGACATATTCTCACCAGAACCCACCATGTAACAAAAGGACTATATGGACACACAAAAAGTAAAACTCTCGCAGGTTACAGAAAACGTGGAGAACCCACGAACCATCACCGACCGCAACTTGCAAAAACTCATCACGAGTATTCTTGTATTCCCGAAGATGCTCGCCTTGCGACCTATCGTAGTGGACGACACTATGACGGCACTAGGAGGAAATATGCGCCTTCGTGCCTTATCTGCGATTTCAACCTTCAGCCCCGAGCAAATTGCAAACCGTCTGCAAGGTTGCACGGACTACGAAAAGAAGACACCAGCGGAGCGTGAAGCCCTCATCAACTATTGGCGCGCGTGGCTAGAAGAACCCACAACGGAGGTTGCCAACGACAAGACCCTCACCGAAGACGAAAAACGCGCGTTCATCATCAAAGACAACGTGGCATACGGAGAGTGGGACGAAGGCGCACTAACGGACGGATGGGATGCGCAGCAACTCGAAGAATGGAACATCGACACGTGGGAACAGGGCGATGAAAAAGTAGAAAAGGGAGAGAAGGATGACTTGTACACAAAAAAGATAATCTCTCCAACCTACGAACCAAGCGTGGATTGTCCAAGAGTAAAAGATTTGGTAAACACAGAAAAGGCTTCAACCTTATTAGAGAGAATAAACAACGCGAAAATTCCGAAAGAAATAAAGGAGTTCCTAACGCTTGCTAGTTATAGGCATGTAGTGTTCAATTACGCTAAAATAGCAGACTTCTATGCGCACTCTCAGAAACAAGTTCAAGAACTAATGGAGGAAAGTGCGCTTGTTATCATAGACGCTGAGCAGGCGATAGAAAATGGATACATGAAACTCGCGAAGGATGTATTTGAAATGTTTGATGATGCAGGGGAGGACAATGAAGAATAGTAAATACAAGCTGCCAGAAGACTTTTGCGCGTTTATATTAACGCATGGAAGACCTAACAAAGTTACGACATATAGAACATTAAGGGGAAATGGTTATACGGGAAAAATCTATCTGGTTTGTGATGATGAAGACGAAGCGTTGCCCCAATACAAAGAAAAATTTGGAGACGAAGTTCTCGTCTTCTCAAAAGACAAAATTGGAGAATCCTTTGATTTGGCTGACACGTTTCATTCAAAAAAGGGAGTTATAGTTTTTGCAAGGAATGCTTGTTTCGATTTAGCTAAAAAAGTCGGATGTAATCATTTCGTGCAATTAGACGACGATTACAGCCAATTCAGAGTACTGTTAAAAGGGAAAAACGATACTGTACTAAGGCGCAAAGCTAATCTTGATTTAATGTTTGGTGCATTTTTCAACTTCTACAGAAGTACACCAATCCTTTCGGCAGCCTTTGTTCAAGGAGGAGACCTTTTAGGGGGCGCGCACTCTCAAATGATAAAGAAGGGATATAAGACGAAAAGAAAAGCAATGAATAGTTTCTTTTGTTCACTCGATAGACCCTTTACATTTGTGGGAAGAATCAACGAAGACGTGAATACTTACACAACTTTAGGAATGAGGGGCGAGGTGTTTTTAACAATCCCCTTCTTCTACTTAAATCAAGCTACCACACAATCTAATTCTGGAGGTATGACAGAAACATACCTTGATGGGGGGACATATCTAAAAAGTTTCTATTCTGTTATGATGCAGCCATCATGTGTTAGAATAGAGATGATGAAATCCACGCACAAAAGGATTCACCATAAAGTACTGTGGAAAAATTGCACCCCTATGATATTGCACGAAAGATTTAGAAAGTAAGTTTATGCCCCACAAGAACTACGACATAGCCCACTTGCAAACGATGCTTATAACGGAGCATCGCATCAAACGCGTCTACGAGCAAGCAATCGACGACTTTATGCGCATTTACGACTGGATGGAGAAGCCAGAGAGCGAAGACGACACGCTAGAGTTCGACAAACAGCCACTCCTCAAGCCGCAAGTCGAGAAAATTATGAAGCGACTAGGGCAAGGGGTGAATGTCGTAGTTGTTGATGGGGTAAAGGCGAGCTGGAATCTTGCGCAGGAGAAGAACAACGAACTCACACGTAAAATTTTCGGACGCGCAAAAATTAAGAAGCTCACTCCCGAGCAGTTGCAGGCGTACTTCACGCGCAACGAAGACGGACTAGCAGCGTTTCTAGAGCGCAAAATCGCAGGAATGAATCTCTCAGACCGCGTCTGGAAACTCACCGCAAGTTTCAAGGAAGAAATGGAAATAGCCATCGAGCAGGGAATGCGCGATGGACGCTCGGCAGACCAACTAAGCAGAGATATACGACAATATCTCAAACAGCCAAATATGCTTTTTAGACGCGTGAGGGACAAAAAAACAGGACGACTAAGGCTCTCCAAGCGCGCAGCCAACTATCACCCAGGGCAAGGAGTATATCGAAGCAGTTACAAGAACGCGCGAAGACTAGCATCCACAGAAGGAAACATCGCCTATCGAACCGCAGACCACGAGAGGTGGCTAAACTCAGACTTCGTAGTGGGCTACGAGATACATCTTTCAAACAATCACACTTGCCTTAACAACCAAGGCAAGGCGGTGCGTTTTCATTGCATGTGTGACGATTTGCAAGGGAAATATCCAAAGCAATTCAAATTCACGGGCTGGCATCCGCATTGCCGTTGTTTCGCTACTCCCATTCTTAAAACCGAGGAGGAAATGGCGCGCGACATACAACTCATCCTCGAAGGCAAAGATCCCTTGCCACAGAGCGAGAACGAGGTAAAAACGATGCCCAAAGATTTTGAAACGTGGATGGAGCGCAACCAAGAACGCATCGCCAACGCAAAGAGTTTGCCCTATTTCATCAAAGACAATTTCAAGGATGGCGACCCATTGCAGGGCTATCTTTGGAACGCGCGAGAGCTTACCCTCCTCGAAAAAGCAAAACTCCGCCACAAAGCGCGCACCCCCGAACAAGAGCAAGCCATCCGCGACCGATGGGAGGAACGCAGAAAATACCACAAGGAAGTAAAAGACGCTGCAAGCGCATCTCTCGCCACGGCTGAAGAGTATAGCGAAGTAGACACGGCAGCACTGCGAAAGGCGGTGCAGTCGGGGCAAATCGCGCGTATCAAGGAGGAAACAGAAAAGCTCAACAAGGAGATACAGAAGGCGAAGGAAGAAGCCGAAGCCGCAAAAGACCCGATGGCTAAAATTATTCCTAATCTATCAGAGTGGAAAAAGAAGTTCTCCCCTTATCAAATCGAAGACTTTTATCGCCACATAGAAAGCAACCTCAAGATGATTGAGGATATGGATGTAGACGACCAGCTTGAATACCTCGAATATTGGGCAGAAAGCGAATACGGAACGTTTAGTACCAAGATGATCGAGATGGAAAAACAAGTATGGAACGAGCAAATTAAAAGGATAAATCACCTCAAAAATGAACAAATAATCGGGGCAAAAATAAGTGCTCTAGATTTATTCAAAACAGAATCTGCAGAGTTCGCAAAAGCAATGAAGGCAGCCAAACACGCTGCAGAATTAGGAGAGCAAGATGAAGCACTCAAGTTGATAGGCGAATCCGAGAATATAAAGGAAAAACTAGATGCAGCAGCCCTAAAAGATAGAACGCTCAAAAAAACATATATCCCAATAAACACGAATGTGTTAACGGGGCATGGAATAGAGGATGAAAACGATTTATCTTTCATAGAAAGGTTGGAACAAATAGAAAGAACAACGGGAGTGAAAGGTCAAAAAGTGGAAGACTTATACATTGCCGTCCACGGATTTTCTCATCAATGGGATACAGAGATAAGAGCGTACCAAGTAGGCAAAATCAAAAAAGATTATATACCTCGTAATGAACGCCATACGTACGAAGAAATCAAGAAAAAAGCCGAAAATCTCGAGGAATATATCCTCCGAAGTCCTAAGTGGGCTGGAGGTAAAACTTATCGTGGACTTTGCATGTCAAAGAAAGAAGCCGACAAGTTGGTGGAACGCTTGAGTTCTAAGGATGGAGCAGACATGTTGGGAACGTCCTCTTGGAGTACGAAAAGGTACAACTCAGAGGGTTTTGCAAGACAATGGCTTGGAGATGAAGATGATAAGGGAGATGTAAAAGATACCGCGGTTGTGCTTACCTCAAAAAGTCAAAAGCGAGCAACGAGCATCAAATATATATCACACTATACTTCCGAAAACGAAGTTGTATCCTCAAAAGAGAATAGGTATCGAATAGTTAGCATAAGCAAGCGACACGAATACGGCACGTATTTTTACGAGGTAGAAGTAGAACCAATATAAACAGGTAAGATGTGCTCAACAAACCATTGTGTGCCATCTGGATCGTAGCCGTTTAGTTTAGAGATGTAATCAAACAAGTATAAAACCATCTCGTCATTAACTTGTCCATCCCATTTGTGGCGGTATTGTAATAAACCAGCGGTATGCGCCCATTCCTTTGCTGCTTGCAGTCTATCGGATTCCCCTCTGGAAAACAAATTTTCTGCGAGCCAAAAGCTAAAGCCGAACTTTTTCTTTCCTAGTTCTTTGGGGAATTCTTTCTCTCCCTTGTAGTATTTGCATTGTTTGAGCCTATCTTCTCTGGTCATAATCGTGAATTAAATAAGTTGGATGTACAAAGATAGTCAAATTCTTGTAGGTAAGGGCGACAAAAGGGCGTTATTTCCACATTTAGTCCATTAAAGTTTATCTCAAGCATAGAAAATAATTGACAGAAAAATGTCAGTAAAACCCAGTAGTAATAGTGATTGCAAAAGATTTTATCACGAAATGTATTGACATATCGTTTTTATTCATTACCTTTGTAAAACAGAAGACTTAACTAACAGAACCGAGAATGTATAAAGAACTTTTTGACGCGCTTACAACCAAGTTTGAGGGGGTGAGTGCAGCCGTAATCTCTAGAATTGCGCATAAGCTAGACGGCACGGTAACAACGGCAGAAGAGGTGAAAACCGCTGTGGAGGGGGTCACCATTCAGCAAGTGATTGATGGAGAAGCCGACAGACGCGCAACAGACGCGCAAAAAACAGCTGTGGCGAACTACGAAAAGAAGCACGGACTGAAACAAGGCAAACCCATCAGTGGCGAAAACAACGAGGGCAACAACGGCAGCACCACAAAGCCGCAGGAGAACTCAAACGGAGAAGGGGGTGAAGTGCCAGCGTACGTGAAGCAACTAATCGAGAGCAACAAACAACTCTCTGAGAGACTAGGACGCATGGAACAGGAGCGCACCACCTCGGGACGAAAAGAACAGCTCAAACAAGCTATTGCAAATTTGCCTGCTACGCTCCGCAAACCCTATGAACGAGTAGATGTTACCTCATTGTCGGACGAAGACTTCACGACATATCTTGCAGACGTGCAAAAAGAGGTCGGTGAACTCTCCGATAATTTGACCAGACAAGGCGTTGTTTTTGGCACTCCATCGGCAGGCGGTGGTGGTAACAAAAAAGAGGAACTCACCAAGGAGCAAATCGAAGCCATCAATAGCCGAGGGGGAGTAGCCAAAGAGGGGGAGCAGCCGTTCTAGGGATGGTAAACACTATTAACTAACACAAAACAAGACACAAAAAAATGGGAATGACAGTAAAGAAAGTGCGAGACACTCGAATCCCTCGAGTATTTCAGCACAAAACGGCTGACCTCCGCGGAGGTGTGGGCGTAGTTACCTCAGAATTGGGGGGAGACTACCTTCTCGAAGGAACCCCACTCTCTGTTCCCGAAAAGGGGCTTTGCCACGTCATCAAGACCGCAGAAGTAGTGGAACAAGTAGAGAGCAACGCCACAGAAGTAAAGGTCAAGAAATTCCAACACTTCAAAGAGGGCGACTTCGTGATGCTCACCGTAGGCGCAAAGGCAGTCAAGGTGACAAAAGTAGACCGTAGCAAGGCAAACTTCGACACAATCACCCTCGAAGAAGCACTGGGTTCCACCATCGAGAAGGGCAAACACCTCCTAGAAGCCAAGGCAGCAGCCGAAAGCAACACCTCTGAGTTGAAATACACCCCATTTGCCCTCGTAGGCAGAGGACAGAAAGTGGTGCAAGGCGACAACTTCGACACAGACGCGGTGGTTATTGGCGTCACACGTGGTGCAAACATCCCAGCAGAAGTGCTGCAATACCTCAAGGGCATTGTAGACTACAACTAAACTAAACAGATTTAACTATGGCAACAGTTACTAATACCCTCATTGAAGGACTGAATCAGCAGCACGTGGAGGCGAGAGTGCAAGGAATCGACGCCACGCAGTGGCATTTCGGCAGATACTTCCCAGTAGAGCAAAGCATTGGTTTCAACTGGACCACGCTAGAAAACCAAGTACACGCTCGCAACGTGGCTGCAGACCTTCATTCCGACAACGCGTCAGTCATCCGCAAGTCGCGTCCCATCTTCCAGAGCGCGAAGGGCGACATCCCCCTCATTGCGGTTGGACGCGACCTCGACCGCTCGCAGCTTAAGGACTTTCAGATCGCGCGAAACCTCGCAAAAGACAAAGACGTTGCAAAGCTCGTCAAGTATTGGGGAGAAGACATCGACTTCTGCTTCAATGCCGTGCAGGCAGAGTTGGAATACATCGCGTGGGCACTCTTCTCCAACGCTGGCAAGCTCGACTTCACCACGGCAAACAACGCCACCTTTGCCAACGAATTTGCCCTCGACTATCAAGTAGACGAAAAGCTCAAGGTGAGCACCACAAAGAGCTTTGCAGGAGAAGACACAGACATCGTGACAGAGCTCCGTACCATCCTCGAGAAGATGGAAGACGAGCTCTATTTGAACCCTCGCTTCATCTTCATGAACAAGAAGCAGTTTCGCCAAATCGCGATGAACGAGAAGGTCATCAAGCTCTGTTCTCCCGAACTCCGAGTGGCTACAGACACCACGCGCGTGCCTTCATTGAAGGTTATCAACGAGGTGCTGCCCAATGTCCCAGGCTTTGAAAACATCCAGTTCCGAGTTATCGACCAAATCATCACACGCGAAGATGCCAACGGCAACTTCACCTCCGGCAATCCCTTTGCCGACAACCGTTTGGTCATCACCGAAACTGAAAAGCTAGGGCACACGGCATACGACATCCTCGAAGAGCCAGCCAACAATGCCGTCCTCCGCACCGTGCGAAACCACACCATCGTCAAAAAATACGGAACTATCGAACCAGTATCTGAGACTACTATCGCGCAAGCCGATGCTATTCCAGTCTTGGACGTGGCTTCACGCTCCGTGTACGTCAAAACCGACGGCAAAAGCTGGTAAGCATATTAACGCCATAACAAACAACTCAAAATGACCATCGCAGAAGCATTGCAAGGGGTTACAATGTACCCAATACCACAAGCAACGCTCGAGAGTATTGCATTGGCGCGCGGCATAGCCATTGATGCCACAGCCACGCAGGACATACTCAAAAGTAGGAGTTTTAATCTCTCAAAAGCCGATGTTTTGCTGTGGCTATCTTATGCCCCCAATATCTCTCAAGGGGGGCAGAACTACTCATTCACGGACGAACAGCGGTTGCAGTATCGTCGAGGGGGGCAGCGGCTTCTCAATACGTGGGAAGTAGAAGAAAGCACAGCGACAACAACATTCGGGTATAAAGGTACGAGATTATGATCATCGCAAATGGGAAAATTGCAGTGCAACTCAAATCGGCAGGGGGCATTGACCCGAAAACTGGTTATGCCATTCCCTCCGAGGTCTCGGGATACTCTAAGAAACGCGCCTGCCAAATCGTAACAACCGCACAAAACAAGCAGGCAAGGCACGAAGGCGAAGCTGTGGAAATAGCAAGCTATAACGTCTTAATTGACGGCTCACCACTAGATGGAGAGCAGGTGCGGATTTGGGACGATGCAGGGCGCGTGATTGGAGATTTCGCGGTGCAGTGGCAAGAAGAGTTGAAAGCCGTAAGGCAATGGCGATTATATATGCACAAAACCAAGGACACATGGCGATAGAGGACAACACGGACTACAATGCACTCTTGAAGGATATAAACCAAAAGGCGGAACGCGCGAATCGAGCTATAGTATACACCTTGCAATACATTGCAGAAGTATTAGTAAGAGAAGCGCGTATGAAGGGTAATTATACCGACCAAACGGGAAACCTTCGCTCCTCTATTGGAGCTATTATCTTACTTGATGGTGAAATCGTAAGTCGAACTGGCTTTGAAGTAGTAAAAGGCGGAGGAAATGGGGCAAACGATGGACTCGCCTACGCTCAAAGCATCGCAACGCGCTATCCGAGGGGGATTGCACTAGTTGTGGTTGCTGGAAAGGACTACGCAGCGCACGTGACAGCGAGAGGTCTTGATGTGCTAAAAAGCGCAGTTTTGGAAGCCGAAACGCTTGTCCCTAGGATGATGAAACAGCTAAAACTAAACTAACATGGCAAAGACGGCAAAAGAGGTGCTAAACGATCTAAGGGGGCTTGTCGTAGATAGCCCACTTGCTGCTATGCTCTCAGGGCAAGTCTACATGCAGGGGCAGCGTCCGCGCGATAGCCGAAAAGAGGATTTAATCCTCATATTTACGGCTGGAACAGCGGAGCAAGTGCAATCTGGATTTGTTACTCTAAACATTTTTGTCCCAGATATTAGCATCTACGAGGACGGAACATTAACGGAGGATAACAGAAGAACCCAACAAGTAGAAACTGTAGCGCAAGAATGGGTAGACACACTCACGGCAGCGAATAGTGACTATTTGTGGAGGTTGCACGGCATTATTGACACCCACCCAGATGAAAGCATACAGCAGCACTTTGTTTCCGTTAGCCTGCGCTTCAGATATTTCGGAAGTGATTTATAAACACTAAAAACTCAAAAGACATGGCAACATTGAACTGGGGTAAAATGAAGCTCGAGACCACGCCTTCAGAAGGTGGCGAACCCAAAAAGCCAGAAGCGTGGAAGAAAATCGACACTCCCAAGAACGGCACAACAAAAATCGAAACAACGGCAGGTAACGTAACAGAAGCCCTCGAAGAGGGGGGAGGGGTCGTTGATAGTCGCACAGAACAAAGCAAGTATCAACTAGAATTTGATTTGTTTGTGAAGAAAGACATTGACCCACCTTTTACGGACGTTGATGGCGTCATTCAAGGTGAACATGCGTTTCGACTAATCCCAGAAGACCCAACCGCAAAGGGGTATCTAATTGACCGCGCACAAGTTACCGTGCAAAAATCTTATACTTCATCCGAAGGTGGAATTTTGCATTACATTGTAAAGGTTCTCAAGCCTAAAAGTGGAGAGTTCGTCAAATCAAAGGTAATTAGTTAAAACAAAGGAGCGGTCGTTAAAGCAAGCAGGCGACCGCTCCACATATTTTCAAAAAAACATGACGAACGCAACTCTAGAAGCCAGAGCAGCAGAAGTGCTGCTCCAGAAGCCGATAGTCGTATCTATCGGAGGGCAAGAATATAAAGCCGCACCGCCGTCCCTAGCCACCCTTATTGCGGTATCAGAACTTATCGCAGAATTGCCGCGCTGTAATCTTGAAGGGAAAGATATAATTTCAGAAACGCTTTTCATCGCTCGCGATTGTCGAATCATTGGGGAAATAGTGGCTATGCTTGTATTGGGGGCAAAACCACCACAGCAAGCAATAATCACCCACTTTTGGCAACGTCTATGGAAGAAGAATCCAAAAAACGAACACGAGGAACTTGCAACAAAAGTTTTGCACGAATTATCGCCAACGGAACTACATGTGATTATGGCGAAGCTGTTGGAATCGCTAAACCTCGGTGATTTTTTCGCTCTTACCACTTTCCTCCTCGACATCAATCTGACGAAGAAGAAAGTGGGTGCGACAGAAACGACAGCCCCTGGGCATTAGTCGCTGGGATGGTGAAGGGATTTGGACTACCTGTGGAGCAAGTGCTTTATGAGCTAAGCTACGCTAACATCGTCTTGCTCTCCGCCACGCTCCCTGACTATAAAGCCAAAACAAAAGAGGAAGACACAGAAATCCTCGATATGAGCAACCCCGAACACCAAACGCGCATCGACAAAATGCTAGGTATCAATCACTAAAAACAAGCTATCACACCACAACACACCCTCACACCATGGAAGAAGGCAAACTTAACTACAAAGTGATTCTCGACAACTCGGCTCTACAAGCGCAGGCGGAAGAGAGCCGCGACATCTTGCGTGGCATTGGCAGAACCGCCACACAAGAAGGAGACCTCATGGAGGGAGCGATGAAGAAGATGGGCGCAGCCATGGCGGGGGCATTTGCCGTGGGACAGCTCAAAGACTTTGCCATCAAGGTCGCCACCGTGCGCGGTGAGTTTCAGCAGCTAGAGATAGCCTTCACCACCATGCTGGGCAACAAGCAGCAGGCAGACGCACTCATGCAGCAGCTCATCGACACCGCTGCCACCACTCCCTTTGGCATGAATGACATAGCCAACTCTGCCAAACAGCTTTTGGCTTATGGCGAAGAAGCCGACAAGGTGAACGAGACTCTCGTCCGTCTGGGCGACATTGCAGCAGGGCTCTCCGTCCCCATCAACGACCTAGCCTATCTCTACGGCACTACGATGGTGCAAGGACGCTTGTACACGCAAGACCTCAACCAGTTTCTCAATCGCGGCATCCCCCTCGTAGACGAGCTTGCCAAACAGTTTGGCGTGACCAAGGGCGAGGTGAAGCAGCTAGTGGAGCAAGGCAAGGTGGGATTTCCCGAAGTGGAAAAGGCGATAGTGTCGATGACGAGCGAGGGCAGCAAGTTTGGCGGACTGATGGAAGCACAGAGCAAGAGCATCACGGGGCAAATCTCCAACTTGGAAGATGCCGTGGAGCAAATGATTAACGAAGTGGGGAAAAGCTCGGAGGGCGTCATCGGGGGAATGATTGGTTTTGCTAGCAGTGCGGTGGAAAATTGGCGAAGCATCGGAGAGACCATCCTTGTCGTGGCTAGTGCCGTGGGCACCTACAAGGCGGCAGTGATAGGCGCAGCGGCAGTGCAGAGGGCGATAAAGAGCGTAAGCCACACGGAGGAAGCCGCGCAGCTGTATGCGCTCATGAATGCCGAGCAAAAGGCGCGCATCTCAAAACTAGGGCTTGTCAAGACCTCCGAAGAATACTATCTGGCTGTGAAGGCTGAAATGGAAGCCGAGATGGAACGACAGACGCAACTAGCTCAGACCACGCAAACCGAACTCGCTGGAGCAAGGGAGCGTCTTGCAGTGGCAGAAGCTCAGAAGGCGGCAGCCGTGGAAAATGTGGCAGCCAAGCGCGCGGAGCTTGAAGCATCGTTGCAGGCAGCGGTGGGAGAGCAGGAAGCTGCAGCCCAAAAGCGCATAGCGATGGAGTCGGAAGCACAGAGCAGAGCCGCACTGCGTGTCGCAAAGTTGCAAGAACAAAGAGATGCCGCGCTGGCACAAGCACGCGCGCTGAAAGAGGCAGGGGCATCGGAGGAGGTGCGCGCTGCAAAAACTAGGGAGATAGCAGCTATAAACGCCAAACTAGCAGCGGCAAAAAACGAGGAGGTGCAACGCGCGCGAAACATTGTGGCAATCAGAGCAGAAACACGAGCTACATCTGGCAGCACTGCCTCAAAGCAAGTGGAGAAAGCCACACAAGCTCTTGCCACAGCAGAAGAAGAGCTGAACACGGCAGCCAAGGCGCGAAACACTGCGGCTATGGGGGTGAACAGCACGGCTGCAAAACTAGACAGCACACTGCGCAGGGCAAACACTCTCGAAACAGGAGTGAACACAGCCGCGCAAACCGCAAACATAGGAGTAACAAACCTACTGACGGCAGCAAAAACACGCCTCACGGCTGCTGCAGCAAGGCTCAATGCCGTGATCATGGCTAATCCGTGGGCTATTGCACTAGCAGGAATTGTGGCTTTGGGCTATGGAATCTATAAACTCAGCACCTATCAGACCGAAGCAGAGAAGCAACAGAAGGCACTCAACGACGCAGTGAATGAAGGCACGAAGAGCGCTGCAGGAGAAGTGGCTAAGCTCGAGGCTTTATATAATGAACTGCAAAAAGCAAAGAAGGGCACAAAAGAATATAAACTAGCAAAAGACGCGATTGTCAAACAATATGGTGGTTATTTAGATAAACTCAGCGCGGAGCACGGCAAGGTGCTAGACGTGGCAGATGCCTACGATACACTTAAAAAGAGCGTAGAAGCTGCAGCCAAGGCGCGCGCGATGAAGACGTATATAGATAAGCAGCTAGAAGACAGCGGAGACAAGCGCGGAGAGTTGATAGATGAGTTACGCGAACGTCTTTCTGGTACTTATCACGGAGCGAACCTAGACAAGCAGCTAGACAAAATGCTAGGAATGATAGGACGGAACGACAAGGGGCTCAATAAGTGGGTGGATAAATTATGGACGCATACAACGTCTGTAAATACAGGAGGGGAAGGACAAACGCAAATTATCACACAGACATTCAATAGAGTGTCAGACACTATCAACAAAATCCGCCAACTCAACAAACAAGACAAACAAGTAGTAGAACAAGCATCAAGACGTTTCGGGATGACAATGTCAGAGATGCTGAACAAAGAGAGCAGCCCAACGACAACTCGAACGGCAACGAGCACCCCCAATAAAAACCCGAAGAGAGGACGCAGCACAGCGCAAACCGCAGCCCAGCAGGCGGAAAAAGAGCGACTGCAACAAGAAAAAGCTCTATATGCCCACCAACAGCAGCTGCAAAGGCAGGAAGACGAGGCAGCGCGAAAGAGACGCGATGAAGCTCTCAAGCGCGAACAAGAAGACGCGGAGCGCGAACAAGAAGGTATCGCAAAGCAGCTCAAACTCATAGAATTGCGCAAAAAAGCCAAGATAAACGCCCTAAGCGATGAAGCGAATAGCATTGTCGAGCAGCTCCGCGACAACGCGCAGAGAGAGTGGGAAATCCGAAATCCGAAGGCTGTGGAAGGTGGTAAACACTTTGACCGCAAAAGTGTGACATACGACAATCTCTCGCAAGAGGTCAAAGAAGGGTTAAACGCGCAGTTTCGCCAAGCAGAGGAGCAGGCAGCCGAGGAACAGCGCAAAATCTACGATAATCTCTTGGAAGAAACGCGAAACTTTGAGCAAAAGCGCGTGGACATCAAGGCGCACTTTGCCGAGAAAAGAAAAGTGCTTGAACGGCTCGAACAAGGGGGCACAGCAGATAAAGGCAACCTAGCCGTGCTTGCACGACAAGAGGAAGAAGCGCTAAAAGTCGTGACAGACCAAGAGTTGCAATATGCCGAGAAGACCATCCCCATCTTCACCTCCCTTTTTGCCGATGCCGCGCAGAAGAGCCGAAAGGAAATAAACGACCTCATCGAGAAAACGCAAAATTTCCTCGATGCGCTTGCAGAACCAAACGGAAAAGCTCGCGCACTCGATTTTGGGATGTCGCAAACAGCCTTTGAGCAGTTGCAACAGTCTCCCGAGAAGATACAAGCTATCACCGACAAGCTGGAAAAACTGAAAAACCATGTGAGAGGAACGCGAGACCCCTTCACTCAGCTTTTGGACGCTATCCAGAAAGTAGGGAAAGAGGGCGACAAGTTGTCTCTAGCGCAGAAGATGCAGAAAATAGCAGGGGCAGCCGTGCCAGCCATCGGAGCAATAAAGGGTATAACAGATGGAATTGCAGCAGCAACGAAGGCAGCAGGCAACGATGAACTTGCAAGCCAAGCAGAAGGCGTGGGTGGAGTATTGCAAGGCGTGGGAAACATTGCACAAGGATTTGCGCAAGGTGGATATGTGGGAGCAGCCATCGCAGCCGTAGGAGAAGGTTTGAAGGTCGTAACCTCAGCGTTTGAAGCTGCAGCGCGCCACAAACAAGCCCTACTCGAAATTCAAAAGGAAATCAACAACCAGCAGGAACTCTACAACGAGCTACTCAGAAAAGAACAGCTAGAAGGACGAGACATGGAATCCGTTTTCGGCACTTCCAAGCTAGGGAAATCAAGGTTAGCCCTAAAAGTTGCAACGGAGCTAAACGCGGAAATCAAGCAGCAAATCAAGGGGAACTTTGAAGAGCTGAAGGCGTATCGTCAAAAGCTCGCAGAAGAAGGCAAACTAGATGCTTTTTTCGATGAAGAATCGGGATTTGTCACCGCTAACGGAACGAAGTACGGAGACAACGCAAAAAGACTGCGAGAGCTGTTTGTAAACAACCGAGAAGCTGAGATAGCAGGACTAGCAAAACTCAGCATCAAGACTGGTCACGTAAAAACAGGGCTTTTTGGATGGGGCTCAGGTCGCGACACATATAGCGCACTCACATCTCAATACAAAGACCTAGTGAAAGCCAACGGACACTTGAACCTCGAACTTGCAAAGAGTATTGTCCAAACTCGAGAGTTTGAAGGCGACGGCAAAAAAGCCTTTGAAGCCCTCATCAAGAAGGAGGAGCAATACGAAGAGAGTTTGAAAAAGATGGACGAGTATTTGAGCGGTATCTTTGGCAACTATGGAGATGATGTACTAAATGCCGTGGTGGACGCTTTCAACAAGGGAGAAGATGCAGCAAAAGCCTTTGGAGATGCCACAAACAAGGTGATGCAACAAATGGTAAAAGATATGATGCAGGCTGCAGTACTTCAACCTATCCTCAAGGAACAAGCCGAGAAGGTGAAACGCGCCTTTGAAAGCGGTGACAACAATACGATGCTCAAAGCAGCAGCGCAAGCAACAAAGGTGATACAAGGTGCGCAAGGACGGCTCAAAGAGATGTATGCTCAACTCAGCGGAGAGCTCAAGAAAGAGGGGATAGACCTTGCGACAGACACCACCACACGCCAAGCGTCAGAAAAGGGTATCGCCACGGCAAGCCAAGACAGCGTGAACGAGCTGAACGGACGAATGACGGCTATTCAAGGGCATACTTTCTCGATAGCAGAACAAACGCGGATGCTCGCCAACAATAGCAGCCTAATCTTGCGCAGCGTGATGGGAATAGAACGCAACACAAACGACTTGCCAACGCGCCTTGCAGCTGTGGAAGCGGCTACAAAGGCGATGAAAAACAGCCTCGACGACATCGCAATCAAGGGGGTGAAAATTAAAAACTAACAAGGCTTATGTATGGATTTACCACAATAGACAACACAAACCTCTTGCAACGCTTTGGAGCTTTCGTCACAAAGGAAGGGTGGAATGAATTGCTTGATTGCCCACAATTCAAAGCCATACGCACCAACGACTGGCACGAAGAAAACGGCATCGAAGCAGACCTCACCGCACCACAAGTGGCAGCGCGCCAGTTTAATATCGGGATGGCGGTAAGCGATAGACAACGGTACAAAGACTTCTTACAGTTTTTGACAGCAAAGGCTTCTTGCGATTGGTCAGACCCAAGTTTGCCCCGAGTGTTCAGCTTACGTTGGGAAGGTTTTTCCGATTTGAAATACTCCGATGGCTTATATCTTTTCAATCTTAAGGTAGCGGAGGATTTTCCCATCATCACAGAGCGACAGCCACAGCCCCCACAAGGAATGACGCAGCAAGCGTGGCGCATTGATGGAAATTCATTCAGTGATTATGGAGCCAAGATACTCCAAGGCGCGGAGCAGAGCTTGTGGAATGTTCCCAACGTAAAAAAGAACCTTGCGGTGAGCGTGTCGAACGACAGAGGTACAACTTACGACAACGAAGGCAGGGTGAGCGTGGCGCACCGAGAAGTCACTTTGCCGTTGCTTTGGACAGACAGCGACAAGCAAAGGTTGTGGAATAATTACGATGCCTTGCTCTACACTCTGACCAAAGCAGGAGAACACAAACTAATAAGCCCCACCCACTCACGAGCTTTGCCGTGCTACTACAAAAGTCTGCAAGTAGAACATTTCTTCGATGATCCAGAGCGCATTTGGCTACAAGCGACTTTGACGCTAGTACTCACAGATGGGGGCGCACCGCTCTAACCTCACAAACCAAACAACCACCACAAAACAATGATAAGTTTATATTCAGCCAACGGACAAAAGTTCCTCGACCTGCAAGTGAGCGATAATTCCTATCGCCACCGTGCGTTGATGGGCGAGGATAGTTTGACGCTATATTTTGAACTTCCTAAACACGTAGAAATACCCCTCGGTGCTTTCGTGGATTTTCAAAACACGCGTTACACGCTGACGCGACCCGAAGCTCTCAAAATGCACCATACAAGGCACTACGAATATACGCTAACGATGGACAGCCCACAAGCCAAACTCAAATTGTGGAGACTGCGTAACGTGGTGGATGGAAGGCTCAAATTTTCGCTCACGGCACAGCCCAGAGAACATCTTCAGCAACTCATCGACAATCTCAACAGAAGAGAAAGCGGTTGGAGCATTGGCGCGTGCATTGCAGGGGCTGAAGTTTTGGTGAACTACGACCACGTGGACTGCATGACGGCTTTGCAGCGCATGGCAGAAGAAATGAAAACAGAGTGGCATATCGAGGGGCGCACAATATCTCTCGGGAAGGTGGAAGGAAGCAAAGCGCAGCCGTTGTCTTTGAGCTATGGACGCGGAAATGGCTTTGTGTCGGGGGTTGGACGCAACAACCAAGGCGACCGCCCCCCAGTGGAGCAGCTTTTTGTGCAGGGAGGAGAACGCAACATCGACGCATCTAAATACGGAGCAAGCACACTGCACATGCCCAAAGGGGGAGAAATGCGCTTTGACGGCACAAAGTTTGAAGGCGATGCAGGATTTGACGCAAGTCGAGCGCGCTCTTATGTGGTGGCAGCTGATGGTCTTTCGGTAAGAAGAAGCGGACTAGACGGAGTGTCGGGAGCAGAAGACAGCCTAGACGCAACAGAGATTTATCCAAAGCGCGTGGGGAGAGTTTCAGCTGTGGCAGTGGTGAATGAGAAAAAACATTTTTATGATTTCTCCGATGCAAGCATCCCCGACACTCTGGACTACGAGAAGCATTTGATTGCAGGCGAGAAGATGACTGTGATTTTCCAAAGTGGAATGCTGGCAGGACGCGAGTTTGATGTGAAATACAACCACAAGGAAGCAGGGGAGAAGAAGGGCAAACGCTTTGAACTTGTGCCAAAGGAAATGGACGGACAGACGATGCCCAACGCGACCTATATGCCAAGAGTAGGTGACGAGTACGCAGTTTTTCATTGCGCACTCCCCGAAGCATACATCAACGAACCGAGAACGAAGCAGGGTGCAGAGTGGGATTTAATGCGAAAAGCCGTTGCTTATCTCTATGACCACGAGGGCGCGCAATTTACCTTTACAGGCGAACTTGATGGCATTTGGGCAAAGAAGAACTGGGCTAACATTGGCGGACGGCTCAAAATTGGAGGTTTCGTGAGATTCTCAGACCCTCAATGGCAACCCGAGGGGGTGGATGTACGTATTATCGGCATCAAACAATATGTGAACAACCCCCACAGCCCGATTTTGGAGTTGAGCAACGCACCCATCTCTCGCTCATTCTCATCTACATTGCAAAAACTAGAAAATCAAGCCCTAGGAGCAGAAGAACAAGTGCGACAAGTGAGCGATTTTGCACAGCGAAGACTGCGAGACGCGCAAGAAACAATGGAGATGCTCCGAGAAGCCGTGGAGGGATACGACAAGGCAATCAATCCTATTGCGGTGAAGACGATGCAGACCATCGTGGGAGATGAGAGTTTGCAATTTCGATTTGTAGACAATGCCAGCAGCACGAGAAAGGAGTTGGCGCACAAGTTTGTCTACAACAGCGAGAAACGGCAATTTGTAGCACCCGAGCAAATGTTAGAACACCTCACTCTCGGCATAAAGACGCTGACCAACAGCAGGGACAACGAAGCGCACAAATTTTGGCGCGTGGGACGATTTGAGAGTGCCGTTTTGGATGATGCAAAGAAGAGATACTTTGTATACATTTCAGCTCCCGAGGTGGCTAACGGACAAGTGGGTAGAGCGTCTGTGGAGTTGTCCGAAACGGCACGACCACTTAAGGATGGCAGCCGTTACAATCTTTTGGTGGGGACACTCAACAGCGAAAACGGCGGTACAAGAAGTTTTGCCCCGATGTTTGGCTTTACCGAGATTTTGCCCTCACGCATCACCACAGACCGCCTTGTGGCAAGTGATGGTCGCAGCTTTTTCGACATGGCGAGCGCATCAATGAAATTGGGGAACGCTTTAGACTTCAACACCAAGGGAGACGGAAAACTAAGACTTAACGGAACGTTGGTACAAAACGAGGGTGGAGTATCTGCGCTTATTGGGATTTTCCGTGGCGCGTGGAACGTTGGTTACACTTATTACGAAGGGGACGAGGTTACACACACTACCCCCGAGGGGGCTTTGGTGACGTATCGTTATATTTATCCTCAACCCTCTAGAGGAGTAACCCCCACAAATACAACCTTCTGGCAGCCAGTTTCGCGCGGTGCTGATGGTGGACAAGGCATTCCAGGCAAGAACGGAGCGGACGGATTGACCCCGATGCCGAACTTGCTGAGAAATGCGGATTTGGACCCGAAAGTCGTATCCACAGACGAAAAAAAGAGTAATGGCTTTGCGTGGAAGGCGCATAAAAGCGAAGACGGCGTCATAAGACACGAGCCAAATGTGATGCCCCCACACGCAGGTGCAAGGGTGGTGTCGTGTGAATCTTTCAAACGTAGCACGTATTTGAGAGACAACGTCAAAAGCTATGCTAACATCTATCAGATTTTGAGTCTTAGCGCAGGCATCACTTATACTTTTTCTGTCTACGTAAAAGGTGCGGATGCTGGTTGGCTCATTGCTTGGCCTATCGGCACGTCATTCAAAATCAGCGGAGCTAAGCCCATAGACGAGGAGAATAATACAGCCGAGGGATGGAAGCGGTATGCGGTGACTTTTACGGCACGTGAGAGCGGTGTTACAAACCTCCATTTGGCATGTCAGAGCAGAAACAAAGATGAAGAAGGTGGGAAAGTTTATTATTCTTGTCCGAAATTGGAGGAATCATACAGACCCACACCGTGGACGCGAGCGCAAGAGGATTTCCGCACGGACTACACAGAACTGCGATTTGCTGTGAATGGTTCACGCACAACCCCACCAGAAATCAAGACAAAAGAGCGAACCCCCAAAGGATGGAAAGCAGAACAACCAGCCGTGGGAGATTTGCAATATCTTTGGATGACGAGTGCTAGGATTTCGGGAGCTACAGATTCTCTACTTGCGGATTGGAGTAAGCCAACGCGCATCTCAGCAGCAGACGGAGCGAAAGGAGATAGCCCAGTCTTGACATATAGAGGGCCGTATGATAGTAGCAAGACATATTACGGCACATCACATCGAGTGGACGCGGTAAAGATTGGCAATGAGTATTACGTTGCAAGGACGGACGCAGGAGAGTTCCGAAACGTAGCACCCCCCGACGCATCTAAATGGAATAATTTCGGTGCGAACTTTGAAAGCGTGGCAACCTATTTACTTCTGGCGGAAAAGGCTTTCATTGAGAACCTAGGAGTGCGCAACGTGGAAACGCGCAACGCACATGGAGAAGTCACCTTTAGAGCCGAAGATAATGGTGATGTATTTATCGGTGGTAAGGCGACGATAGGCGGTTTTAGAAAGAGTAAGCCAGTGGTTATTACCCCCGAGAATTACACGCAATACCTAGAAGAGCAGAAGGGAAACAAATTATACTTTTCACCTTTTACAATTGGAACATCTTTTTTGTTTGCAGGGCAATTCCCATATGGGACATTGATTTACATATCAAACAGCAGCCCAGAAATCACTGCAGGGTTAGGAAATTTTCGTGTAGGTACACCAGAAGAGCGACGTTACTTTGCAGCCGTCATGCAGTATTTAGGGACGCAGGTTTATGTTGGTAATTATACGAGCGATTATGGTAGTGATGGAACATGGATTAACATTGAGGGATGGCATAAATCGGAGAATACGATTAAACAAAGGCAAGTATTCAAACTAGAATACGCTTTCATTAAAACACAACCTTATACAGACGAACACGGAAATCCAAGCCAAGAAGGACTGTATTCAATCTGGAGACCTAAGAGACTGACACTGAATGAATAAACAACTGCTTGCACAACATAAAAAACTAAACACTTAAACAATTATGGCAAAAGAGAAAGCACAAGGGACAGAGGTAGTGAACCCTCAACCCTCACAAGAATTGGAAGTGCCAAAGGCGCGAGTATTAGCGGAGGTATTTGCGCCAAACGGAAAGATCCGTGTGGAGCTTTTACCCGAAGGCGCAGGCGGAAGCGCGGAGGGTGGAAGCGTTGATTTGCAACCCCTAGAAAACCGCGTGGCAGCACTCGAAGCGAAGCCCGAAGCAGAACACGTGGATTTGAATCCTTTGTCGGAACGTGTGGCAGCTTTGGAGAACGCGCCAAAGGTGGCAGACAAGTCGCAGGAGGTGACAGCGTTGCAAGGGGATGTTTCTACTTTGCAAGGCGGTATTTCTACTTTGCAAGGGGTAGTGTCGGAACACGCTACGAACATTGCAAGTAACGACAGACGTATTACGGCACTAGAAAGTAGACCAGCCCCCGAGAGTGTGAACTTGCAGCCCCTCAACGAGCGCGTGACAGCGTTAGAGGGGAAGGCAAACATTTTGGGAGAGGACGGCAAAGTGAAGGCAGACCTTTTGCCCGATAGTTGTAAGGGTGAACATTGCGAAGCGCCAACGTTGCCTAGTGATGTGGTAAGAACCGCGGACATCGAGGACGTGGTGAGAAAGTCGGAGCTTTTCGACAAGGCACACAATATGATTTTGCCCGAACTTATTCCAGAAGCGGAAGTGGCAGTGAAGTGGCTGAAGGGCAAGGGACGACCCGACAAGCCCGAAACAACGGAAGGCGCGATTGTGGGAGATGAAGAGGACTGCACGCGCTATCTCTCCACGGATGGTGCCGGAACGGGCGCGTGGGAATGGGAAAAACGCGGTGGAGTTTGGCACGTGGTGAGAGGTGATACTGGCTGGAGAGAGATTGAAAACCCTCAAAAGTATT